CTTGCTGTGCGTTTTGGTCGTAAAGCAAAGACCTTGATTGATAGTGACGAATATAGAAAAGTGTTTCAAACAACTTTAAGAGAAGACTCTCAGGCAGCAGGACGTTGGGAAACTTCTCAAGGTGGTGAATACTTCGCAGCCGGTGTTGGTGGAGCAATCACAGGTCGTGGTGCTGATCTACTCATCATTGACGACCCACACTCAGAGCAAGATGCACTATCTCCAACCGCAATGGAATCTGCTTACGAATGGTATACATCAGGTCCAAGACAACGTTTACAACCTGGCGGTAAAATTGTACTCGTCATGACGAGATGGAACAATAAAGATCTTACAGGAAAATTAATTCAAAACCAAAAAGAAGCAAAAGCAGATCAATGGCACGTGGTCGAATTTCCAGCAATCTTGGACCACGGATCAAAAGACGCTAAACCGGTTTGGCCAGAGTATTGGAAGTTAGAAGAACTTGAAAAGGTACAAGCAACACTTCCAACTGGTAAATGGAATGCACAGTGGATGCAAAACCCAACAGCTGAAGAAGGTGCAATATTAAAACGAGAATGGTGGAGAGTTTGGAAACATGATTGGATACCCACATTACAGCATGTCATACAAAGTTATGATACAGCATTTTTAAAAAAGGAAACTGCGGATTACTCTGCTATTACGACTTGGGGAGTTTTTTATCCAAATGAAGACTCACCTGCTAATTTAATGCTACTCGATTCTATAAAAGGAAGATACGAGTTCCCAGAGCTAAGGCGACTGGCTCTTGAGCAATATACTTATTGGCAACCTGAATCAGTGATAATTGAAGCAAAAGCTTCAGGATTACCACTAACTTATGAGTTAAGACAAATGGATATCCCGGTGGTAAACTTTACCCCATCACGAGGAAATGATAAGCATGCTCGTGTAAATGCTGTTGCACCTTTGTTTGAATCTGGTATGATATGGGCTCCTGAACAGAAATTCGCTGACGACGTCATTGAAGAATGTGCAGCGTTTCCGTATGGAGATCATGATGATTTAGTGGACTCAACCACACAAGCTATCATGCGATTTAGACAGGGTGGATTAATACAACACCCTGAAGATTACGTCGACGAACAAGTCGAGAAACCTAAAAGGAATTATTATTAATGGGACCTAATGCTTTAAAATATATTTTAAACGTTGCTAGAAAATCACTGGTCAAGGACCAAGGATCAGGGATCATGAAAGTGCCTGGTAGAATGGATGCAGAAGCAAAGGCATCTGAGATTGTTACAGAACTAACTAACGCAGGTTTAGATTTAGGTAAGATGGATGACTTCATTAGGAATGAAGGAGATGTTCTTAAGTATTTAAATATTTTAGAGGCAGCAAAAAAAGAGAGAATGAAACCTATTCCTGCGGACTCACCAAGAGGAAGAGAAATCACAGAACAGTTATTTGGTAAAAGAGGTGAAGTCGTAGACATGAAAGGAAATGTCATTCCTGAAGGATCAGGGATCATGGGCGGTGAATCCATTGAGTCATTGATGAAATCAGGAGATGTTACCAAAGGGACAGTTACTAAGAAAAGTAAAAAAGCAAGTGACCGAGATATGTTCAGAGCAGCGGATAAAAGATTTAAAGTAAAAGAAAAACCTATTGATCCTACTTTTGATGAAAATATGCCATTTGATAATGCAGCAGAAAAAATAGCAGAAATAAAAATGTCTAATCAAAATTATATAACAGATACTATTTCTAAAATAAAATCTATGGATCCAATCGAATCTATGAAAGAAGCAAATAAAGTTATTAAACGAGAAGGTCCTTATAAAAATTTAAATCAACAACAAGCTAAGAAAATATTAGAAGATACAGAAGATCATATCTTTCAAAGAAATGTAACACCAAAAGAAACAGATGTCCCTATGGAAGAGACAGCTGATGAAGTGACTAAAGCTTATATTGATGCAGTTCGAAAAGGTAAGTTTAAAGGAACCGAAGATCAGTTTAGAGATATGATTGATAAAATGATGGATGAAGATTTTGCAACAGGTGGGCGTGTTGGATTAAAAGATGGACCACCAGATCCATCAAGAAGAAATTTTTTAAAAATAATGGGAGGTCTTGCAGCACTACCAATTGTTGGTAAATTTTTTAAACCGGCTAAAGTTGGTAAAGCAGTAACTAAAGTTCCATTAGTTAAAACTGCAGATGTAGCTGGTAAACCAGAATGGTTTGATGCACTAGTGAATAAAGTAATTTTAGAAGGAGATGATGTTACTAAAAATTTTGCAACTAAAGATAGAGAACTTGTATACTCAAAAAAAATTGATGCGGATAATGAAGTAACTGTTTATAGAGATCTGGATACAGATTCTATTAGAGTTGATTATAGTAGTCCAAATGTCATGCTTGATGAACCAGTAAGTTTATCTTACACTAAAGGTCAGGCAGATGAAGCTACACAAGGTATGAAACCCGCAGATGAGTTTGAAACATTTGAACAAGGTTTAGCTGCAAGATCCAATGGCCCCGATGATTATACCATCGACCCAGAACCGAATGTTGGAAGTAGTATAAGTGATTTAGAAACAGATGTTTCAAAACTAAAAGAATACGCAACAGGTAAGGGACCTACTATGAAAGAATTTATAGCTTCTAAAAAAAGAAAAGAAAAAGTTAAAAAAATTAATGAAGGTGATATAGGAGAAACATCTGACTACGTTACAAAAAGACAAGGTGATTATTATGACTATGATGATTATGCATCAGGTGGTAGAGTTGGTTTATCATCAGGTGGTCTTGCTTACTTATTAGGAGAATAGAATGTCTATTCTAGATAGAATTATAGAATACAGCCCACAAGAACGTACACCAAAACAAAATGGTGGACGAACTGGTTTTAAAGTAGGAACAGAAGTTATTAGAACTTTAGATGATGGTAGAGAGTATACTGTTACACCAGGAAGAAAAAGAATCATAGATGTAGATGATAATAAAATAATAAACGAATGGAGAAAATCATTAAAAGGTAAGAATCCAATCCCATTTAGAAATTTTTTAAGAAATCAATTTGGTGACAAAACAGCAGTATCAATTGCTACAAGAATTAGAAATAATAAAAACATTCAATTTAATCCTACAGAAGAATTTGAAGTAGGAGTTAAACAAGGGAAGAAAAATAAAAGATTAGATGCTATTCAAAAACTAGTAGATGCACACAATGAATCGGATACTATGTTATATAGAAAACAAGACATATACGATAAAATAGGTGTTAAAAAATTAACCGTTCAAGACAATCCTAATGAAGTAGCACTTTTAAATCAAATGGATAAACCAGAAGATAAAGTAAAAAAAGCTTTTGATAAAATTATTACAAGAGATGTAAAGTTATATAATCCTAAAGTTACCGGTAATATTGAAGAATATAATATAATATACAAAATGATATCTGACATTGTTACTCCAAAAAAAGGATCTAAAAGATTTAAAGCAGACGCTAGGTTTATTCAAAAAACATTAAACACTCACCAACCTTATTTAGATATAAAAGAAAACTTTGATTACTTTGCTAAAAATGCAAAATCCTATGTAGGTCAAACTTTTCAAGAAGCTTTTGAACGTGCTAAGGATGTAAAAGGGGGTATAACATATAAAAATATAGAAGGTCTTAAACCAAACTATTCAAAGCCAGAACAAAATATATTTAGTTTTGCAGTTAGGCACGCTTATTTAAATAATAGAAGAGGGGCTCCTTCCGAAATTGAATTCTATAAATTTAATAAAAAAGGAGAACCAGTTGGTGAACCAATTGATTTTAATAAATTACCTAAAGATGCAAAAAACGCTTCAAGAGTATTTGATGGTAATAAATATGGTTTTAAATACAAAGGTCAGTTTTTTACTAAAGATACATTAAGAACAAAAGGATATAATTCTGGATTATTTAAAGAAGTTTATGACATGCAAAAGATCGGATCAAAATTAGTTCCTGATCCAAATGATCCAGGTAAAAAAATAACTCTTCGACAATTGTTAAAAGATACGGGAGATAAGTTAACAATCGGACACAATGAGAAAACAGGTGGTGTCGCTGGTAAAAATCCTTTTAGTAATTTAAGAGTAGAAAGTGGTAAATTTAATTCGTCTATATATTATGCTTACAACAAAATTAAAAATCCAAAGTTAAGAAAAATGATTATTAATAATTTGCAAGAAGATTTTGGAAGTTTGAAAGGTCCTGCATATGAAGAAGCTTTTATAAAAAATAAATCAGATTTAGCTAAAGCAATGTTTGAGACTCCTGAGGCAGTTTTAGAACAACCAAGTTATTACAGAAGTGCGGGTCAAAAAGTAATTAAAGATCTAGGAGAAGATTTTTTTAAACAGAGTCCTAAATTTAAAAAAGAAACGTATCGTGTTTCAGGACTAGGATCTGAAGAAAATGCAAAAAATTTTTTACAAAAAATAACAAGTTATAGTAAACTTCCTCAGTGTAAAGTGGGTATGGCGGAGGGTGGACGGATTGGTTTTGCTTTAAGTGACGAATGTATTAGAGATGGTTTAATAGAACAAAAAAAATTAGCAGCATCAGGAAATAAAAAAGCTGCACAGGAATTAGTTGATGTTGCTAAAGTTGCATCTAGAGGTGGTTTATTAAAAAATGTTTTAGGACCAGGTGCCTTGCTTGGTGAAGCAGTATTTGAAGGTGCAATTATTGGTAATAAAGTTTTAGGTGGTAAACCGTTAAATCAAGCATGGGCTGAAAGTTATTTATCATATTTAGATCCAAGAAAATATAGAGGAGAACTAGATCCAATGTTAATGGAAAGAGATCGTATGTTACAAAGTACAGCTGATAAAAATATTTTAAGATCTGGATTTTCAGCACAAGATCAGTTATCTGCTTTTAATAAAGCAATTGAAGAAAGAGATCTTGCAAAATCAAGAGGAAGAATAGATCAATATTTACCTGCTGCAGCAGAAGCAAGAGAACAGGGTAGATTAGCAGGTCAGTCTGCAGATGTTATATCTAGTGAAGCATTTAAAGATGCAACAAAAGTTGCACAAGAATATTTACAAGGACAGTCTGGAAAACAACAAGCTGACTTTGGTGTCTTATCAGTTCCTCAAGGAGATGATCCTATTAATTTAAGAAGATTAAAAGCTATGAGAGAAATGAAAAATTTATACACTCAATACTCTGATCAAGATTTAATTAAAATGTTACAAGATGCAGGTTATAATCCTCAAGATATTATAGATTTAAAAACAACGGAAAGACTTACTCCAAGTTTTGCAAGAACTTTAGGAGGATTAGATGTTTTAAGATCGCAATTTCAAGAACAAGAAGCAATGCAAAGAATTGCAGATGCAGGAGGAGTTGCTAATTTAGCAGGCGGAGGAATAGCAGAAATTAGAAGACCTAGCTCAATTCCCCCTCAATCAGGCCCAACGCCTCAAGGGTTGCTATCTGTTAAAAACAATGTTAAGAGGTACTAGGAGTATTAAATGGCAGATATAGACAAAGGACTCCCTAACACACGTACGGAAGTTGAAATCCCTTCAGAAGAGGAGATGCAAGAAGAAGTTGGTGTTGAGGAAGAAATAGAAAAAGGACCCGTTGAAATAACACCAGAAGAAGATGGTGGTGCAACTATTGATTTTGATCCAAGTGCAGTAAACACTATGGGATCACAAAATCATTTTGATAACTTAGCAGATATTTTACCAGACGAAGTTTTAGAACCTATTGGAAATGAAATGGTTCAAAACTTTATGGATTATAAAAATTCAAGAAAAGATTGGGAACAATCTTATACAAAAGGTTTAGACCTATTAGGATTTAAATATGATAATAGAACAGAACCTTTCCAAGGTGCTTCAGGTGCAACCCACCCAGTATTAGCAGAAGCAGTAACTCAATTCCAAGCTCAAGCTTACAAAGAATTATTACCTGCAGATGGTCCAGTTAGAACACAAGTAATCGGAATTAAAAATCCACAAACAGAGCAACAAGCTCAACGTGTTAAAGATTACATGAATTATTTAATCATGGACACGATGAAAGAATATGAATCTGAATTTGATTCTATGTTATTTCATTTACCATTATCAGGATCAACATTTAAAAAAATTTACTATGATGTAAATATGGGAAGAGTGGTATCAAAGTTTGTACCAGCAGATGAATTAGTTGTCCCGTATACAGCTACCTCATTAGATGATGCGGAGGCAGTAATTCATACTGTAAAAATTTCTGAGAACGAATTAAGAAAACAACAAGTCAATGGGTTTTATTCTGATGTTGAATTAGGAACACCTGGATCTAGCGACTCTAATGAGTTAGAAAAAAAAGAACATGAATTAGAAGGTACACGAAGATCTGGAAAACAAGATGACATGTACACTTTATTGGAATGTCATACTAATTTAGATTTAGAAGGTTTCGAAGACGTTGGAGCTGATGGCGAACCAACTGGAATAAAATTACCTTACATCGTAACAGTCGAAGAAGGTAGTAGAAAAGTTCTTTCTATTAGAAGGAACTATGCACCCGATGACATAAAGAAAAATAAAATCCAATACTTCGTCCATTTCAAATTTCTGCCAGGACTAGGATTTTATGGCTTTGGTCTCATTCATATGATTGGCGGTTTGAGCCGTA